GCGTTGTAAACGATGCAAATCCTCATGGCGTAAAGGTACAAACAAAAGGGCCACCCCTTTCGAGATGGCCCAGTCCACTAAACCAAAGCGGTGTATGAGAACCGCAGGTCAAAGATACTTACGAACCGCTGATTTGCGTTGCGGAAGCGGAGAATGTTGTGCTTGCGATGAGCAGCATTGAGTTTGTTTCCATTCCCGACAAAGTCATCTCGTAGCCTGAACGGTCACCGAATGCAGTACCAGTTCCAGCAGTTCCCGCAGTTGCCTCCAATCCGTTGTCAGCTCCGAGCAACCAGTAGCGACTGTTGTTGTCTTGGACGATGACAATCAAGCGATTACGAGCCAAGAGGCGCAGTTCATTGCGCACTGCAACTTGCAACTTGTTGATGGTGAAAGTGACTTCGGGAGTGTAGAAGAGCGTGCCGTTCTCTACTGATGCGTTGAGCGTTTCGGTCATGGACGAAGTGGCTTTGGTCAGGTCGTACTCGAAGAATGAGCCTGATGCGTAGCCTGTAAAGCCAGTCACCGTTCCGCTGCCGTTGGTATTAACCGAACCCGTAGCGTTGAAGGCTTGGACATAAATTGCTTTGATGCCGCCGATTGAATCTCGGCATCCGAGGGCGTAGCCCGTAGTGAGGGAGCAGGACATAGTGTATATTTTATTTTAAGGAGTTGTAAGAATAAAAAGCGAGGGGAAGTTTCCCTCCCCCCTTACACTTAGGCCAAGCGGAAGTCAACAACGAGGTCGGGATAGGCTACCTGCACACCTACTTTGAAGGCGGCTTGGAAGCGGACTTCATCGTTGTCCTTGGAGTACCACAAGGAGAAGTTTTCCTCATCGGAGAGCAAGTCGGTTCCGTAGAAGAAGTTCCCAAGGTAGGAGCAGACGATGCGGTTCGTGCCAGTCAAGCCGGGAACTGCAACCACACGGACGTTAGTACCGGGGTAGATGATGTCGCCATCAGCAAGACCCTGCAAATCCACTTGGTTGTACATGACACCAGTGTTGGATTTGAACGCTCCAATCAACGTGCGGAAGTTGTTCCAACCGCAGAACATTACCAAGTCGTTGCGGGTCAAGATGGCCTGCGGGATTTGGTTGTAGATATTGTCAAATACCTGAATAGCATTGGCAGTTGTGATTGAAGAAACGGCCGCAGTGTTACCCGATACGGTTGAACCTGACGCAGCGTTCAAGATGGTCAACAAACCTGTAACCAAAGTAGAACCTGACCAGATTGCGTTCTCCAACGCTTCGGCAATACGGAGGGCTTTCTGCTCGGCAAATGCCTGCTCAAAAGGGACTCCATCATATTGGCTACCAGCAGTCAACTGCGATTGCATCCAGTATTGCTCCAAGGAACGAGGGCAAAGAGCCTCTTGGATTTTGATGGGTGCAACAGTGATATTGCGCTGTGTGAAGGTTGTGGTTCCTGATGCAGTCCATCCGCAAGCAGTACCAGCGGCAAGTGCAGCATCGGTGTCCATCAAGTTCAGGGCAGCGGCTGATTTGATACCTACCTGCTTGGTGAACAGGGCGGCAGTACGGGCCGAGAATACGGCCTTGGTGATGAGCGGCAACCTTTGCTGCTCGGTGTAAGCGGTTAGCGTTCCAAGAGAGAATGACATGGCTTTTTGTTTTGGGGGTTAAGGGTTAATTGGATTTTTTTGAGGGTCTGTATTGCTTGTGCGAGTGAATTGAAGTTCTGCGATGCAGCGGCCTTGCGTTGCTCCACGATTGCGGATGCGGTAGGCTTGGGGGCTTCGCTTGGGAGTTCGGCAACCTTCTCGACGATGTCGGTCATGGTTTCCATTTGGCTTGCAAAGGCGGCCATCTTCTCCTTCATGCTTCCGAGTTCCATCGCCATTGCGGATTTCAATTCTTCGACAATAGCGGCAAGGTGCTTGGCAACGATTTCCTGCACGGCTTCGGGGGATAACCCTGCGCCTGCTGGTGCTTCGGGTGCTTCGCCTTCGGGGCTTACTTCGATTTCGACTTCTTGGGCCGCAACCTCTGCAGGTGTTGGGGCTTCGGCCACAACAACTTCGGTGATTTTGCCGCCTTCGGTTTTGACTACGCCAACGCCTTCGACGGTGTGTTCGCCATCAGGAGCGGGCAAGGTTTCATCTTCGGTCAAGACATACACAGGTGTTCCAGCAACGAGGTCGCCATCCACACGGATGACCGTACCATCGGCCAACTTGTAGTCGGCGAAGGCTTGCTTTTGGGTTGTGAACTTCCGCAGTTCGGTGCGGAGAGTTTCAATGGCTGATTTTAAGTTCATAGATTATTGGGATTTGTAGG